TTGGCTGCTCAGGATGACGGAAGTATTTGGTCATTTGGTCCGTTCTCGCTATAACTGGGGACGGGCCGACACCGTGCGCTAACACAGTTGTCGGCCCTGACCATAACCGCTCGGTAAGGAGCAGATCATGGCTGATACGAAAGTGCCCGGCATCTATGCCATCCGCAACCTGATTAACGGCAAGTGCTACGTCGGTTCGGCGGTCAGAATTGCGAGGCGATGGGAAGTCCACAGGTCGGGCCTCAAAACCGGAAAGCATCGATGCAAACCTCTGCAAAGGGCCTATGATAAATACGGTAAGGAGGCATTCTCTTACGAGATATTAGAGGTCGTCGATGTCCTGACCGATTTGATTCCCAGAGAGCAGTACTGGCTTGATAGGCTGGAAAGCCATTGCGATAAGGGCGGCTATAACGTGTGCCCGGTCGCCGAAAGTCGCCTGGGAATGAAGATGCCGCAATCGGCAAAGGACGCGATCGGGGCAAAGAGTCGCGGAAGATCGCCTTCGTCAGAGACGCGCGCCAAGATTGGAGCCGCTCACAAAGGGAAGACCATATCAGCAGACCAGAGGGCGGCCTACAGCGCCCTGATGAAAGGCAGGAAGCAATCTCCGGAGCACGTCGCTCGGAGGGCTGCCTCGACGCGAGGCAGGAAAATTTCAGACGAGCAAAAGAAGGCGATTTCAAAAGTCCACAGCGGCAAAGTGATTTCTCAATCCAACAAGGACGCAGTAGGGCGCGCCGCAAAGATGCGATGGGCTGCGTTTCGCGCCGCTGGGTCGAGGATGTCACCACTGGCCATCGCGAATATCGTCGCTGCCGCAAAACTTCGGGAGGAGGCGAAACGTCAACGTCGGCTCGAAGGCCAATTGTCGTTATTCGACGAACGATGAGTCTCGTCCGTTCCATTATTCCGACCTCATACTCACTATGCATACCACTCTGTCGCCGTCGCCGTCGTTCTCGATCGAGTGTTGCAAAATATTGTCGAACGTCCAAATGGTTCCGGTATAGAACCGGCATACCTCGCCTTCGCAACAAACCAGCGCGGACCCGGCCAGCGTGATGTGCGCCTTGCAGTTGTAATATTCAGGCCCCCAGCTTCCGGCGTCCGAATGCGGATCAATCCCGCGTCCGGCCGGCAATTTTGTGATCAGGATCGAACCCAGCTCAACCGCCTGCACCCGCGCCATCAGCGCGAACACCATCGGGCGCAGCGCCGGCAGCGCGTGCCACGCGGGCCAGAACACGTTGCGGTGCTCGCGCGTCCGCGACTCCATCGTGACATCCGCCTCGGGCATGTAGCGGACGGCGATGTCCGTCATGGCTCCGTGGGGTGTGCCAGGATACAGGCGGCGGAACGGGTTGCGGTCCCACAGATCGGCGTTGCGGTTCAGCTCCAGCATGACCGGCACCACGTCGATGCCCCCGGCGATTTGCACGAACCTCATCAGCGGACCCTGCGCGCTTCGATGCGTCCCCATGCCACCGGCGCCGATCCGGACGAGTAGCCGACAGCGGCAATCAGATACGCCGTCCCGGCAGCCGACAGCGACATGCGGGCAGACGCGAGGCCAAGCACCTGGGGCGCGCCTGATTGGTGGGTCCAGCTTTGCACGATCCGCGACCCCGTCCCCGGCGCGCCTGGGAACGCCGCCGAAGACAGCGAAATACCAGCCTGGACGGACCCCGTAGGCCCTGATCCGAGGGTGAACCACACCTCGCCCGTGATATCCCAGTCGCCCGCCGTCAGCGGTAGCGTCGTGACGTTGACCGGGATGTTGTTGGCCAGTGCGCTGCCGCTCGCCACCACCGAGGACAGCCACTCGCCGACCTTCCCGGCCCCGGCGTTGGAGCCGTCGGTGACGCCGGCATTCGCCGCCACCCGGTTGAGCAGATCGCTGACCTGTTGATTGTAGTCGACCCACGGCCTGGTGAATTGCTGCTGGCCGCTCGGCGCGTCGGTGATCGGCGAGTGCGTCGCCGGCGGATCGACCAGCCTGACCGGATCGGCCATCAGGAGGCGCCCGGCGTGAGGGCGGCATCCACCGCGTAGAACGCCACCCGATTGGTATGCCGGGTCGAGACGGTGAACTGGCGGCTACGGAAGCTGCCGAGCCGCGTGGTGAAGGGCCGCGCGCGCGTTTGCGTCACATCCCCGGTCCACAAGGTGCGGATGCCTGACGTGACGTTGCGCCCGCCGTCGTCGGACCAGGTAACGAAAATCTGTTCTGGCGATGCCGGCCCGCCGCACTCCATCTCGACCTCGAGGCGTGCGCAGAACATCCGCGCGCCACCGCCCCAGAGTGGCCCTGTGGTGAAATGCCGCACCACCTGCACGCCGTCCTCGGTGCCGACGTTCGGATCGGCGAAGAACAGCCGCCCGCTGAGGCTGTCGCCGAACAACGGCTCGCCGGTGAACTTCGCCACGGCGGACGGCCGCCACGGCCCGGTGCCGTCCAGCGACGACGCGCGGTTGTGCCAAAGCTGGGTTGAACAGTCATAGACAAACGTCATGGTGGTGTAGGTCAGCACATAGAATACCTTGCCGTCCTGAATATAGGAGAGCGAGGAAACGACGTTCTGAAGACCCAGTTCGCGGAAATGCTGTTCCATCGCGTGCGTCGAAATGCGCAGCGCGTGGTAGCCGTTGGAGCGGTAGACGATGCCGCCGACACCGAGCCAGAACAGCGAATTATCGCCCCAGGCCACAGAGCGGATGGCGCCCACACCGTTCGAGATCACCCCGCCCGCGCGCCGCCGGAACGGGAAATCCGCTGCCCCGGCGTCATACCAGATTTCGATCCCGCCATCGCCGAGGAACCACAGATCGCCGTTCAGGCTGACGACGCGATGCAGGATGTTGGGGAAAGCGTCGGCATAGGCGAAGTCCAGCGCGTCGAAGTTGGTCGGGTCTTCCAACAGGTTGCAGAAGAATTTGGCGCCGACCTCGGTGCTGGTATAGACGAAATAACCGTCCAGGTAGGCCACCGAGCGGGCGCCTGGAAAGTCGCCACCGATCTGATTGATGCCGCCGGAGTGGTCGCAGACCCAGGCGTTCGGCGGCACGCAGACCACGGCGCCGACCGGCCCCACGGCGATGGTCGGCATCAGGTCGTAGGGCCAGACATTGGTCCCCGATGCGGTGCCAACGTCGCCCAGATCCTCGATCGTCGTGCCGCCGCTGACCGGGTGGGTGAGCCGGTAGAAGTGCGTGCCGGAAACGGCATAGAGCGAGCCTGGCATATCGTAGTTGATGGCGATGACCGGGCCGGCGCCGAGCGCCCAGCCGCTATCTACCAGTCCCGGCGTCGATACCAGCGCCGCCGCGGTGCGCGCGTCGGTGGGTTCCTGTTCCGCCATCAGGTTGAGCAGCGACTTGCTCGACAGCGGCTGCGACTGGTGCTCGTAAGACTCCAGCGGAAACGGGATGCGCTGGAGGAATGGTTTCGGTGCGAGCGCGGCGCCTGACATCAGGCGACCCGCGAGAGCGCGATCTGGGTCGTGTAAAGCGGCGTGCCGGAGGCGATCCCGGCGAGCGTGGTCGACCAGGTAATCGTGCCGGCGGCGTAAAAGCTGAACGACCCGTGTGCGTTGTTGCCGCCGGTCGGTCCCGCGGACACCGGGGCGCTGCTGTGCACCGGCGAGCCGACACCGTCGAGCCAGCTGAAATTGAGCGTGATCGTGCCACCACCCGTGGCTGAACTGTCCGAGGTCTCGAGATAGTAATGGCACTGATACAGCCCGTGCCGCTCGGTGTTGGACGGCACGTACAGGGTTGTCCAGCCTATGGCGGCCGCCGCGTTGTCTTGCCTCGCCTGCGCCACCACGCCGCCGACGACGGAGAGATTTGGCACGGTCGGGTCCGGATACGCCCCATGATTGGCCTGATTGATCGCGGCAATGGTGTTTGCCGCCGCGTTGGCGCCCGGCGCGCCTGCATGCTGCACCGGGCCGTTGAGACCGCCCCAGTCGCCGCCCCAGATCGTGTTGCCCGCGGGCCAGTCCGGGGTGATGCCGCCATAGTCGTACATCACCGCGCACCCATTGCCCGGATTGCCGTTGACGAAATGCACGTTGAAGAACTCGTTGCTGTCGCACGCCTGAAGATACAGGCCGAAGACGGCGGTCAGCGACGTGTTCGATGCCATGCTGACAAACAGATCGTAAAAGTTGCAATAGCACGTGTTGCCGTTGCTGCCTTGCCCTTCGAGCCTGACCCCGCAGCCAAAGTCGCGGTTCCACGATACCGAAACAATGATGTTGCGGAAGTTGTTGTGCATCGAATTGCTCAGCGCGCCGCTGGGCGCCGTCGCCCTGGTGGTCGACAGGATCTGGTTGGCGAGGCAGTTCGCGATGGTCAGGTTGGCGCAGTCGCCACGCATCGCGCTGTAGATACGCAAGCCGTGATCCGCTGCGTTGTTGCCGTCGATATAGAGGTTCTGAAGCCCCCAGGAGCAGAGCGGGCCGCGGATATCGATGACGGCATTGCCGGCGCCGCTTCCTCCCGACCAGACGATGCGCGTGCACGGCACGGCGGCCAGGATCGGCGTCCACGGCGAGCCAAGGATATCGGGGAACGGCGGCGGCACCGTGCCGCTCACCATGATGCCGGCTTTGCTGGAGATGACGCCTTCCGCTCCGTTGCCGATCGCCAGCGTGTCGGTCACGAGATAGGTGCCTGAGGGAATGACAACCGTCCCGCCGACAGCGGCGGCCGCATCGAAGGCGGCCTGGAGCGCGGCCGTGTCGTCGCTGACGCCGTCGCCCGTGGCGCCGTAATCCCTGGCGTTGATGATGTCGCTCATCCGAACGTAGCTGCGCAGCGCCGCGGCCGTCACCCGTCCGGTGCCGGCCCGCTCCATGACGAACAGCGACGCGTCGGTGACCGGCGAAACGTCCGGCAGCGCGGGAATGTTGATGTTCGGGACGGGGAACTGGGTAAACGACCCGCTCATGCCACCAGCACCTCGTTGTTGATCGTCGATCCGTCGGTTGTGATGATCGCTGTTGGCGCGTAGTTGCGCCTGACGCCTGGCATGATGTTGATCACGCCCCAGGCGAGTGTGACGGACTGATCGCCGTGGCCCGAGGTCAGCAGCAGCGACCAGGGGCAGCGCAGCGGCCAGTACGAGCCCGGCATCGGCCCTGGCGGGAAGCCGATGGCGTAGGTGGCCGAGGGTGCGTCGACGAGGCTGAAATCGCCCTGCCAGAGCGGCGTTGCGGGCGCGCCTGGGAAGTATCCCCAGCCGTAGTCCCACCCGGCGCCCCAGCCTGGTCCGCCGGCGGCGCGCTGGGGCGGCCAGACGAACAGCGACGGCAGCGGGCCGCCGATGCCGCCCGAGACCTCGATCGGGAGCGCCGAGGGATCGTCGCTCTCGACGAGTTGCAGCGTGAGTGTGGTGGCATCGGCCGCCGTGACCACGAAGTCGCGGCGCGGGATGCGGATCGGCGAGGTGCGCAGGACCGGAATGACGAGCGTGGCGAACGTGCCGCTCATAATGGCCGGTCCACCTCCACCTCCGCCGTCGCCGCCGCGCCGTTAACGCGCATCGATCGTTCCCGCATCTCGTGGCGGGGCCGCGCGCCGGCCATGCACTGGCGCTGGATCTCGTTGATGAGTGAGTTGACGACCCGGTGCGGCCCCTCGGCGAGCACCGTCAGCACGGTCTGCCACTGCGCCGCCGGGAGCGTGACGGTCAGCGGTTGGTCGGGCGCGATCTGCTGTGCTTCGCTCATGTTGGCCTCACGATGTTGGATTGGTCCCATCACGCCACCCTGATCATGACGGCTGAGCCATTGCGGTAAAGGGCACCGACCGGCACGCCGCCGGTTGCCGCCG